CCGTGCTTTGCATACAGCTCCAGACCCCTCAGCACCGCCTCCGACTGCTCCATCATATCCCAGGCGAAGTGGATCGTTTTCAGCTTGACCCGGTTCAGGGCGGCTATATTGTCTTCGGTCAGCAGCCGGGCGTCCGCTCCTTGATTGATGTCCACCCACGCCCCGCTGTCCGAAAGCTGGCCCAACAGATCCATGTGGTCCGGACAGGCCAGCGTGTTGGGGTCCATCAGAACGATATTCTTTTGACCGTTCCACCACTCAGACAGATCGGCCACTTTGACCGATCTCCGTCCCTCTTTCCCGGCTACGATGCAGAACGGGCATCCACGGGGGCAACCGCGAGACAAAAAACCATAGGCTGTGCCTTTGGTCAGTTCTGGATACAGGGAATAGTCTGGGTATATGTGCTCTATCTCGTCCGGCAATTTGTTGTCCAGACCATACCCCGTCCCGCCCTTGATGATCTCCGCAGTGTTGACCGGCTCCGGGATATCCGGGCTGTATGTTTCGTCGAAAACTTTGCTCATGTAAACCAGGTCGTACTGCCCCCATCCCCACCACCACTCCACTGTGTCTCCCTGGGACTTGTGCCATGCGGATAACTTCATCAGGGCCAGGTTTGGATAGTGGTGGCCGTCTACATCAATCAGGCCGATTTTCATCCAGCATCTCCATCTCTCTTGAACTCAGAATCGGTGCGCGGGTGTTCCAGGCAAGGCGGGCATCGTATTTAGGCGCCACAGCACAAATCTGCGAAATGATATCTTCCCCGTCTGCGTCCATTCGACAAATCTCCAATCCGCATGCCTTGCAACGCACATAGGCAATGCTTGGGCCCCCAAAGCACTTTGCTTGTCCGCCACAGCACGGGCAGGGGAGCAGTTCGTATCGCTCCGTCAGCCGCTTCGCCGCCTCGTGGTCGCCCAGGAGGGCTCTTATTTGATCCGTCATACTACATTCCCCTCCAAATCGAACAGATACCCTCTTGGGTCGTAAATCCTATTTTTGATTCTGTATTCTAGAGCAGCTCTTGTTAATCCATTCTTTTTTGCTGCATCTGCTATGGATCGATAAAACTCAGGTTCAGATTTCCCAATTCTTACGACTGGTTTCCCTGGGCGTTTATGACCCACCATGTGCCCAATCTCTTTTCTTGGTCTTGGCTCCAGATTTTCTTTTGAACAATCCATGATCACTCCATTTTTGTGATACATGGCAAGCCCGTGTTTCTTTGCATAGCCGTTGAAGAAGCATAGATCCATCAAGGAAGAGAGGGAAACTTCCCTTTGTTTTCCGTCCGTTCGAATCAGCCGAACAACAGCATATCTGTGATTTCTCGGCTTCAAAGTAAACCATGTTCCGTCCGACTTTTTCTTTTGTACAACCGCGTTTTCGTCGATGCGGTAAACATATTTATAGCCATCAATCAATTTCCACACTAAATCAAAAGCCCCTCCCTTCTAAGTTCTCGCCTGATTTCATAAATAGTGCCATCACAGCACTCGAATGTATCTGCTATTTCACTGATCGGAGTATCTTTACTCAACATCTCCAATACAGCTAGGCGGTCGATCCCATAGGCCCGCTTCTCCTTTTTTACTCTCCTTGGCGGATCTGGGACGTACTCTGGGCAGCTCCTGATTTCATACGACTCCTGCCTGCGTCCCATAGACATCTTTACAGTTGGAACTGCGTCCCAGCCCTTTACTGGTACAAACTTGACTCTTCCGGTATTTGGCTCAACCTCTGTCCAAGAACAGTCCCCGTACGCCTTTTGGCATGTTTCACATAATTGGGCCATCATAGCCTCCCATCCAGGGCCGCGCTCAGACGGTCCGCATTTTCCATGGTACGGTTTTTTCGGTAGGCATTCTGTGCGGCCTCCACTGCTTTTCTCAAATCACTATTCCAGCGATACATTATGTCCTCACATCTTTTCTTGTTTTGGGCAACTTCATATTTTCGATAGAGTTTTTTCTTATCCGCCCTTCCCTGCTCCTGAGAAATTGCCCCTTGAAAGAACCGGACATACAGCGCAGCAAGAGATTGAAACATCCAGCTGTCGATTAGGTCAAAATCTTCTGGCATAGGCTCTCCCCGCATGGCCATTCGCTCAAACCACAGTTCTTTCATAGCGGCAACTCCTCCTCTTCTGTTGGAAACAATCCTTTCTCCCAGCCATAGTGCCGCGGGTACATACCATAAGGGAAAATCCGTTTTGTCTTTTCGCTGTAGCTGAGCTTGATCGCCTTGTCTCCATTGGCATACCGGCCAAACAAACGATTTTTGGTAATGGCCAGCTTACTGTCGCAGGTATCATCATTGTCTACTCTCTGGTATGACATGACGATATCTGCTTTGTTGGTAATATCAGAGGACCCTGCCACATCATCATTGTCAAACTCCAATTTACTTTTGCGCGGATGCGCGACCAGAATCACAACAACATCGTATTTGACTGCAATCTTTTTCAGCTTTCCTACAAAATTGCTCTGGGCCAAATACAGCTGATCGTTTTCCTGAACCGTTTCCATTGCCGTCATCAAATTGTCAATGCAGACTAACCGAACGCCGTACTGCCGAATCACTTTCTCAATGGTTTCTGGAAGACTCTCAAACTCTGCTTCGTCTTCTGGAAGCCAGTTGTTGTCATAAATAAACGCCCGGCCCTTGTACCATTCTCCAATCTGCTTTGTAACTCGGTCCTCAATGGTATATTCCAGGTCTCCATAGATGTTTTTGATGGATTTTATGTAATCTGTCCCGGCCAATTGGAAGTCGATCCAGCGTTTGAAATGGTAGTCGGCTAACTCCCCAGAGTAAATAAACACATTTTCCCGCTGGTCCAATGCTTCACAAACCAACTGCGACATAAATGTCGACTTTCCGTGTCCGCGCTTTCCCGTAAGCAGCACAACTTGTCCCATAATCAGTCCACCAATGATTCGGTCAATCTCCGGAATGTTCGTTTTGATCTTTGGAAGGGCGTTGATATCCACTGACTGAACGGTGGAGAGATCCTTGACATTTTGCAAACGTGGTGTCTCCGCATGTTCAACGGCCGTTATAACAGCCCCTTTCCCATAGCGCAGAAGGATATCATTTGCGTCCTTTTCTCCCAAGTAATCCTTTTTCCGAACCACCTTGACTGTCTGGGGAAGCCGAGACCTCAAGGTATCCGCCAGTGTAATTTTCCCATGCTCGTTATCACCAAAAACCACGATCTCCCGAAACTTGATGATCCAGTCCCAGCAGTTCGCCAGCCAGGTAAAACCAGTGGCCCCAGTTGGGACAGATACAGCGTTTTCAAATCCACACTCTGCAACCGACAGGCTATCTATTTGGCCTTCCGTGATAATTAGCCGATCAAATCCGCTGCACTGCTTCATTCCAAACAGGATTGGCATGGTATCTGATTCGGACCACTCCTTGTTTTTATCGATCCCCTTCCGAAACTTCATATTCCGGTATTTCACAAACTGGAGGGTTCCAGCTTCATCGTAGAACGGGAAAACCAGAATGTCCTTGTTATCGGTCCGAGTGGTCAGCTCGTATTTCCGGCAAATCTCTGCGCTGATCCCTCGGCGGGCCATGTACTCAATAGCTCCATCCCGAACCACCACGGGCTTTTGCGGCAATTTCCGGTATACCCGCTTCTCCCCAAACCCTAGATCATAGTCGAAGTCACGGGCCAGCTCCACAAAATGCCCATGATAGTCACAGCTCGCCCGGAAGCACTTAAACAACCCTGTTTTAAGATTGATGGAAAAGGTGTCCTTATCCCTGTTGTCCCCTCCGCAGCACTTGGGGCAAAATCGGAAAAACAGCTCGTCTCCCTTCTCGTGGGTATCCGCCCCAACGGATCTGGCTAAGCCATAAGCGTCCTCCCGTTTAAACTCATAGCCCATCTCACTGATACATCCCCTTTACAAACAGGGCCAGATCCTTCCCCATTGCCTCAGCGTCCCGCCGCCACCTCGATGGGAACCTGTACAAGCGGCCATCAATCACAATGGAATCATCGCCCTTTCCCTCGGCGGGGAGCCCGCTGTCCTCAGACGGCGCGGCGACGCCGCTATTTTCTTTAGTTCTTATATTCTTATATTCTTCAAGTGTGTTCACTTGTTGTTCGGTGGTTGTTCGGTGGTTGTTCGTTTGCCGTTTAGTTTGCTGTCCACCTCCTTGATACTTGTCCCAATTAACTATTGTAATTAGGCGGTTTTTGTTTGTTTTCTGCTGTTCAATTTGGTGTGCAGTTTCAAAGGCAGTTAATATCCTTTCCACCTTAGATTCTGAGATTCCGCTGTTCACTGATAATTGCTTTCGCCCCGTGGTCAACTGTCCCGGCTTCAAACGGATAGTTTTACCGCCTAAAAGAGACGTTGTTGGCTCAAATTCTGCCATACATAGGAGCATGTGCCACAGCATAAAATATTCAGAATCTTTCATAATAATGGGGTTTTGAAGAACATTTCGCCACAGTTTCAGCCAGCTAGAATTTGCCATTCACAACACTCCATTTGATATTCTGGCGTAAACGTACTCATATCCATTTCGGAAATAGACATTCATCATGCACCAGAGTTCTTCCATAGAAAGATTGTAAAAAATGGTTTCTTCTCCATTTTGGTTCACCAAAAAATCATAGCGTGCCGGTGGAAGGTTGTATGGAATCGGACGCTTGTTTGTTTTCCGCTTCAATGAGATTGGCCCCCTTCGTTACAATTACCTGATACCCCTGCTCCAGTTCGCGGGACACATCGTCCTCTAGCTGGTCCGTGTTGTAGGCTCGTGCCAGCTCCGCAGGCTCCACGCCATTGAAGAAGTCCTGGGGGTTGTGGGTGCAGGTGATTCTAAATTGTTTCTTCATCCGGCATAGCCTCCAATCTCTCCTTCAACTCCCGGTACAGAACATCATGGATTACTCGCCCACTGTTCTCCTCGCTGCAAAACAGGATTTGGCAGTTATAGCGGGACAGCCAAGCGAATATGGAGGCCGTTAAAGCCGATGGATTCACGCGAGCCCTGTAATGGCCGCTGTAAGCCTCGTCAAGGCCCCCGTTCTCCACCAGGAGTATAATCTTAGCCCCGGCATCCTGAGCCCGCTTAAACTCGCGTATAAAGCGTTTACGGTCCTGGCAATAGCAGTGGGCCAGCTCCGTCAAATCCATCTTACGCTCGATCGCTACGCTCTCCCGCAGATCCAGAGCATCGCATTTTACGGAGTAGTCCCCGAAAGAGAGGGCAACCCTCTCAATCGGGACTCCGATCTGCTCCATGCGCTTTCTAGCTCTTGGTGTGTCTTGCTCTCTAGTGTCCCATAAAATGGACATTGTGGACAGGGCGCGCTTAACAGAAAAGTGATCCATTAAAACGGAAGTTCGCCGGATGTATCGACGTTTTCAAATCCAACAGAACCAGTCATATTGTTGGATTTTATGGACTTGTCTTTAGGCTGACGGAACTTGCCCTGTCGGATGTCGTCCACGCTGGTCAGAGCGCAGCACTCCGTGGTCCAGCCGGTATTTCCATTCATCTCCCATTCGCGGTTGCGGAACAGAACGCCCACAATCTTGCCTTTCAGGGTTGTCTCATCCCAATTCCAATGATAGCCGGGGTTGCTGGCCTCTACAGCCCAGATGGAATTTCCAAAGGCACGCTTGGTCCAGCCGTCCTTTTCGCTTCCGTCGTCCTTTGGCTCAGTCAAACGATATGTACCGCGCCACTTCTTGTCTTCACGGTCCTGGTCCTTGTAGTCCTGCTGGAAGAAGTTCGTGTACTCTCCCTCAATAATGTCAAAAGACACCTTGAGAACAGATCCCCAGTCGTACTGGATCTCCTCACAATCCAAAATCTTTGCCACATAGCCGCCAGCAGGCAGAGGCTCTCGGCCGCCAGCAGACTTCTTTGCTTCAAAACCACTAAACTGTTTCATTTTTTGTTTCCTCCATTTTTTCTACAATATTCAAAGGGCACCAAAACCCTCTGCAGCGGGTGTCTAACAAATATTCGCCGGTTCTCCGGCATTGTTTCCGGGCGTAGGTTTCCATCAGAGGACAGAGATCACAGCAGACTTCGTCATTGGGAAAGAAAAGCTCTACTGTGGCTTTTGAATAGCTGGTGATGCCTTCACTTTTTGGCTTTCCCATCAGTAGTCCTCCAACGCCTTGAGCACTGCAGACATATCATTGTCAATCTCAAAGGTCTCAAAGGCCCCCATTGGGCTTTTCGCTGTGCTGTTTTTGGCCTGGGTCTCAAATACGTATCGGTCGTCATCAGTCTTTTTGGCTAACAAAACTGTTCCAAATAGGCTCTCAGGGATCAGCTTTTCCAGCTTGCGGCCATTGGTTTTGATTCGGGTAAAGCTGTATCCAAAGTCATCCCGAACGGTCTCACTGTGCATGATAAAAATAATGGTAAGATCGTCTCGCTGCCGTCCGGCGGTTTCGATCAAATCCCATACAAACTGAGTCAGATCAATCCACTTTCCGAAGCCGCTTTCTCTCATTCCCTTAACCTCTTTATCCACCATGCAGGTGTTGAGGGTGTCAATGACAATGGTCTTGGTTTCTGGCTTTTTCTGGCTGATATTGATGATCAAGTTTGCAATCTTCTGAATGTCTCTGGTATAGGCAAAATTTTTGTTTTCTTCGTTGTATTGTTTGCGCCAACCCTTCCAGGCCAGACCCTTGCCATCACTGTCCACATAGTAGGTCGTCTTTGGATCGAGGGTTCTCATGGCCGTGGTTTTCCCTGACCCGGATTCTCCCATTACACAGATCAATCTACTCATGCTGTCATCACCTCACTTGGAAGCGCTGCCATCGGGACGCCGTCCAGTCCCATCATCAGAAGCCCGGCTCGGCCGTCCATTAGGCGAAAGTACACGCCTTTATCAGTTGCGACCAGTTCGTTGAGCTGCCCCAGGTTTTCCACAGCCCAGACGAGCAAAGTAGAAAGTTCATCCAGATTAATCACTTTGTTCTTCCTCCTTAACTTCCCAACATTCTTCACAAAGCCCATCATATAGGTCTAGTTCTTCTCCATACAGTTCCCCGCCGCACACTCGGCAATAGCCGGAGGGCGGGGTCTCTTGCTCGTCCCGCAGTGGAGGCTTCAGGAACCATCCCCTGGTCCTCAAACCGCCCACCCCACCAGCAGGGACAGCGCAAACACTACCACGGCCACGGTCAGGGCCTTGCCAGTGATCCGGTACCATTTGGCTGTGTTCTCCCGGCGGGCCTTGTAGCTGTACTCCCGTGCGTCACGGTTTCGCTCCAGCATGGAGCGGCTGTCCTCGATGTAATTCATTCCACTACCTCCACAAATTCTCCGTTTTTCAGGGTGTACCATGTATCCGCTTTAATAGACTGACCGTCTACAATAGCCGCTTTGACCGAAACGATAGGATACGTCTCTCCGTCCCACTCGCCGCGTTCAACAAGGCAAATAGCACACCCAATAGAACCCATTGCCTTCCCGTTTATCCCGGCGGAAACTGCCACACTCGACTTTCCCGTAGCACTGGCGGCCCCCTGGCGCCCCGTAGCACTGGCGGCACCCTGGCACCCCGTAGCACTGGCGGCCCCCTTGTACCCCGTAGCACTGGCGGCACCCT